GCCGGGTCAATGGCAAGATCGAGCTGCGGGGTGGTCTCCGGGCCCCACCTGCCCAGACGTTCCCGGGCAAAGGTGTCCGGGTCCAGCTGCTCGGCCTCACCCTCAATGGTGGAAAGCTGGATGCGCCGCCCCAGCGCGGGGTTGGTGGTTGCCCAGCGTGCCGGGTCCTTCACGTCTCCGATCTTGTCCACTGAGAACTCGAACCATGCGGCCTTTTTGGCATCGCCGTCCAACACGCGGCGGCGCAGCGAACGGAACACGGTGCCCACGGCATCCGGCCCCGGTGGCGTGCCCACATAGATGGTCTGCGGGTTCAGGCTGGCAGAGATGGCGGGCAGGAAAGAGCCCTGCGCAGTCTCGTCCAGCTCCTGCGCCTCGTCAAAGATCAGCAGGTCGCCGTGCTGGCCGCGTCCGCCGTTGCGGGTGCGTGCCAGAAACTTGATGCGGGCACCGCTTTTCAGGATGATCTGCTCCCGCCCGAGGGCGGTGCGGATCTCCTCCACATACCGCCGCATCCGTGCACCCTCAAAGAAGGCGCGCATCTCCTCAAAGGTCTCGGTGGCGGTCTTTTGCAGGTGGGCGGTGTAGATGACCGTTTCGTTGAACAGCAGCATCCCGGCCTCGGCACGTCCCTGCACCAGCAGGCTCTTGCCGTTCTGCCGGGGAACACTGCCGCCCGCTGTGGGCGCTGCCCACTTGCCGGAAGGGGTGCGCCCCATCCAGTCCTCCAGCACGTCGCTCTGCCACGGATCCGGGATGGTACCGCCCGCCCGCAGAATGCGCACGGCATCGCCGCCGTCAGTGCTCCGGTACGCCGGAGCGATGCGTGCGGACGGCTCCTGGCTTCCCATCCTGCTGCCGCTGCGCGAGGATCGCGCTGACTTCGTCGTCATCGCTGGGTGCTCCCTCCATTTCCTCGATCTCCCGGATGGTGTCCCGGTACTGCTTGGCCAGCTGGGGCAAAAGCCGGGCGTCCTCGCAGCTGTCGATGTTCTTTGCAAGCACCAGCGCAAGGCGCTTGAGCTGCCCCAGACGGCTGCCGCTGGCAGTGATGCTTTTCATGGTCGCCATGTCTGGATGCCCCTTTCGGATTTTTCCTGTGTGTAAATCGGCGCTGGACAGCGCGGAGTCGCCGAGGGCGGCGGGAGGGGGACCCTCCCCACCCTACCACTCGCCGTCACTGACCTGCGGAATGCGGCACGGTTTTGCCCCTTTTTTGCCGGTTTTCGGGCTGTTTTGCCCGGTTTTGTTGCCTTTTTGAGCATTGCAGAAATAATGCGCCGCTTGCAGGTTCGTCCAGTCCTCAGCCGCTGCCCGCGCCGAGGGATACCCGAACTGCCGCCATTTGGATACAGGCCGGATCTCGTCCACCACAAAGGAGAGCGGGTGCTGCGCGTCTGAAGGTTCGTCATAATGAATCGGACCGAAACGCCCATGACAGATGCCGCATTCGCAGCCCATTGCCCGCAGCCGCTCCCGATGCTTGCGCCGCAGGTTGCCGTTGGCATAGCGCGGGTTCGTCATGGTGCAGGCCTCCTTTGGCAGCGTTGTGGTTGCAGTGTGCAGTGCCCTCACAGCTCACTGTACTGTGCAAAGCCCCGGGGTATTTGCAGGGGGCGGCATTTGCGGGAAGGGCAGGGGATAAAAAGCCCCGGGGGGTGTTTTGCAAGCCCCGGGGCATAAAATAAGCCGTCAGCTGGATTCGAACCAGCACCACAAGAGTTTCAATCCGTCCGGGGACAGGCCGGACAGGGCCGCTCTTGCGTATCGTCAATGTGACCCGCCTTAAATGGGCGGCGCTCTGCTTGAGCTACAACGGCATAGGATGGAGTGCGCAGCTGCCAGCAGTGGCAGCTTACTGGGTAGGATGGTGACAAAGGAACCCGCTTGGCGATACGCTGCCACGCACTCCGGGATGATGCTGCAATGACTCCCATGTATACCCAGTGACCCCGCCGGGGTGTTGTTCTCAACAGTGCCACGGATACCAAAACATAAATTGCCCAGCTGGTACATTCAGGCTGTTGGTCGGTAAGGTGTTCCCCTGTCGCAGCCGGGCAATACAAAAGCCGCAGGGCGTTGGATGTTGTCCAGCTCCTTGCGGCTTTCGCAGTCTAATAATATCACAGGCAAAACAGTGCAAAACAGTGCGTCTTTCATCAAAAACAGTGCAAAACAGTGCGCTTTGCTTCAAAAGCAGTGCGTTTACTGACACTCCGGGATGTCGAGAGCCTTCACAGCACGCTTGTGCCGCCGGTATACGCGGCTTACATCCATGCCCATCTTGACGGCAATCTGCTCCCACTTCTTGCCGCCGATGTATCGCAAGTACAGGATCTCGTAATCCTGTATGTCCACGGTCTGGTTCATGACGCTCAGGATCTCCTTGCAGATCCTCTGGCACTCCATCACCTGCGCGTTGGCTGCCTGCATTGCATCCGCGATGCGCTCCACAGAGCGGGGCAGCGCCTGACCGTCACCAGCGCCGCCGGGAACAGGGGAGAGCACCTGTGTGATATGCTCCGCGTCTGTGCGGTACCGCTCTACCTCTTCTAGCTTGATCTTTTCAAGCTTGGCGGCCTTGCTGTACCGCCGCAACCATTCCTTTTTTTCTTCATAGGTCATCGGACTGCATCCTCCTCCGTTGTCTATTTAGGCTCCCATTGCATAGACATTGCATTTGCAATGCCGGGAAATGTTTTGCTTCTTACCTTTGCGCTCCTGTGTCCGCTTTTCGCCCATGCGTCACCGGTCTTTTTTGCACGGTGATCTGATGCAGACACCCATTTAGAGGTCGGCACAACAACATCTGTTGCGAAAAGCATAGGAAGATTTTTCAGCCACAAACAAGTTGTCTTTATATACGGATCTCCAAACATATACGGCTGAATGATCTGGCTGTATTGGGGCAGTTCCCAAATTTTCATAGGGACAGGGTTCTCTATCGCAATCCGTTCCACATCGGAATTCCAGAATTTCAGAAAAAAATCTCGTGCTCGGATTCCGTTCTCATACCGAGGTTCTTGAATTTTTCCGTTGACTATCAAACGGTTTGCGCCGGCTTTGGATAAGTAGGTGCAAGGCGGGTGTGCAATCAAGAGATCCCATGCGTCAATGTAGTGACTTTTATCGTCCATCGTTATGACCTGCCCCCCATCAAGAGGTGCCAAAGCATCTCCGTGTATGTGCCACTCAGGGTGTCCTCCAGACGGTTCCTGAACGTCACAAGAATACGCCTCATGTCCCCGCAGTCGAAACGCTTTGCAAACCGCTTGTGACTCCTCGCAAGCTATAAGCACACGCATTTCATTTTCCTCCGTATGGCTCCGGCAGCTTTGCCCATGCAAGGACTTTACGCCCGGTGGTGTGCAGATCGCCGCGCCACTTCCCATCAATGGTGCAGTCAGTGACTACATAGCGCCTGCCGCCAGGCACCTCAATGGTGACAATCACCTCGCCGGAGGTCATTTCAAACATTCCGGGCAGCCATTTGTCAGTGTCCTTAAACTTGTAAAAGATTGATTCATGCTCGGGCGGTTTTCCGTACTGCCAGTTCGGCCAGCGTGCCAGGTCGTTGACCTGGCACTTGTCAATGTACGCCTCAACATCTTCCATGGTCTGAATCAGGCCCAGATTATAGCCGTTGCGCAGCAGCGCTTTAAGCCGGCAGCGGTCAATCAGTTCTGTATCATTCATTTTGTGCGCCCTCCAAATTTTCCAGATCCGGCTTTTTAGGCAACGGCATCCAGACCGGAAGGTTATCCGGGAAGGCTGCCACCATGTTCCACGGCCAATTTGTTGTGTTCATGTCGCCGAGGTTCATGTTGATGCTCAGGACGCAGCCGTCTTCATTTGCATCAGCCTCAGTCGGCGGCTCTTCTGCGGTCTTGCGCCAGCGCTGGACGTCCGGGACAACTGCCGGGGCATCTTCTACCAGTGCAATCTCGTCCGCAGCATTGCACCAGCTCTTGCACTTTGCGCGGTCATACCCGCCGGGGCAGTCCTCGCAGCACTTCGCCTTGAACGCCTCCAGCAGCGGTCCGCGTTCGATGTAATCAGCCATTTGTCGCATCCTCCATTTTGCTTTACCTCCTGTTTACCACCCCGCCGGGATGTCCTCATGATCCGCCGGGGCAAAATCCTCGTTGTAGTTTTCGGACGGATCAGGCGCAGGCTGCCACTCATGATATTGCGGCTGCCACCACATGGACACTCTGCCGGTTGCACCCTCACGGTTTTTCGGGATGCGCAGGTTAACGTCAAAGTAATCATTCGGGCCCTGCAGCTGACGCTCACCGTCCACTTGGCTCTCGATGAAAACAACGGCATCCGCGTCCTGCTCGATGGTGCCGGATCCGCGAAGGTCTCCCAGTGATGCCTTTTTGGTGCCGCCGTTGCGATCCGTTACGCGGTTCAGCTGCACAAGCTCCACAATGGTGGTGCCGGTCTCCATGGCAAGCTCTTTCAGGCTGCGGGTAACGTCCGCAAGACGCTCCTGCTCCTTGCGCCCCTGCTGGGTGTCGGAGATCAGACCGATGTGATCCACAAAGACCACACGCGGGCGGTATTTCATGACCCGGGCGCGGATATCGTCCACGGTCATCCGGGTGCCATCATCGTAGATCATGCCGGTGTGTCCCTTGATGAGGGCAAAAGCGTTGTTCAGGCTCTCCCGCTCCTCCTCGGTCAGCTTGCGGTCACGCAGCCGGGTGGAGTTGATGCGGGTCAGTTTGGACATGGTGCGCAGCATCAGCTTGCGCCTGTCCTCCTCCATGGTCAGGTAATACACCTGACAGCTGTTACTCAGGCGCAGAGCCAGAGCGAGAGCCAGATCTGTCTTGCCGTGTCCGGGACGGCCAGCAATAACGGTGACCATCTTCTCGCCGAACAGACCCAGCTCATCCAGTTCACGCCATGCCATCCTGACGCTGGTGTCCGGCTGCTGCAGCCAGTGGAGCGTCTCGTCCCAGACCTCGGCAAAATCCTTGACGTTCGCGTCCACCGATTCCCGCCGCAGGTGATCCTGTTCTTTCAGCGCCTCGCTCAGATCCCGGCAGATGGTGTCAGAGTCCGCAGGGTTCATGGAGATCTTGGCGGCAAGCTCCAGCAGCAGGCGCTTGCGGTAGTCCTCCATCACCAGCGCCTCATAGTCCTGTACATGGCTGATGGTGGGCACGGTCTCTGCTGCCAGCACGATCAGAGGCCGGAAGTCAGCGCCCAGCATCCGCTCCAGTATCACGGCATCCACGTTGTGCCCGGTATCCAGCTGCAGCTTGATGGCTGCGAACAACTGCCGGTATGGCCCTTCCTCGAACATGGCCGGGGTCAGACGCTGCACGGTATCCTTGCACGCCGCCGGGTCTAAGATCGCAGCGCCGATCACGGCAAGCTGATGCTGCTGCGCAGTGGAGATCTTGTTGTTTGTCACGCTCCTACACCCCCCAGCAGGTCTGCGAGGGTCGTGTCTTTGGTGATTTTGCGGGGCTTATCCGGTGCAGGCTGCGTGATATGTACCGCCGCCGGGGCTTTGTCCACAAAATCCTTGACCGCAAACACGCCCGTCCATCCGTTTTCAACGCTCTGGTTCAACATGGCGATGGCGTACCCGGCACGATCCTTCACGCCCGCCTCATCCACAAGCCGCTTGATGGACTTGCAGATCTTCTTTGCAACCAGAGGGCTCCACAGCTTTTTCTTGTCCTTCTTGGCAAGCGCCTGCCGGTGCTGGTCAAAGTCCATCAGAGCGTCATACAGCCCGCCGGGTGCACCGCGGGAAAACTCGTCAAAGACCTCGGCAACGGTCAGGCTGCTCGGCTCCTCCCGCGCCTCTGCGCGGGGGTTATTATTATTAGCTTTATCGCTTTTATTATTGTCCGGCAACTTGCCGGGGGTCTTGGCGGCAACTTGCCGGGGGTCTTGGCGGCATTCTGCCGGGGGCGGCAACTTGCCGGGGGTGGCATTCTGCCGGGGGTGCTGCTCGGTGCTTTTAACCTCCGGGCGCAGGGCAGTATAACGGTTTACCATTACGCCGTTGACAGGCTCCTGCCATTTGCGCAGCAGACCCTTTGCCTCCAGCGCTTTCAGGGTGCGCTCCACGGTACGGGTGTCAATCTCGTAATAATCGGCAATATACTTGATTGAGCCGTAATAGCAGCCCTGCTCGTCCTGCGTAAAACCCCAGATCAGGCAGTAAACATCCAGCTCAGTGCCTTTCAGATGGTAGTCGGAGATCATCCAGTGCGGCTGCACGGTATAGCTTTCCTGTTTCACGTTCATGGGTTATTCCTTTCTATCAAAACGGCAGGTCATCGCTGTCATCGATCACGGAAAAGTCATCCACGCCGCCGTAGTTTGCAGGCGGGTCTGCTTTCGGCCATGCCTCAGAGCGCGGGGCAGCCTCGCCGCCCTCGTCCACCGGCTTGCGGGTGCCCTTGGAGCCCGCAAAGTTGATATTGTCGGCCACCACTGCAACAGATGTGCGGTTTGCGCCGGTCTTATCCTGATAATTGTTGGTCTGGAGACGGCCATTGATGGCAACCAGACTGCCCTTCTGGAAGTAGCGGCACACAAACTCAGCCTGCTGCCGCCACGCAATAACATCAATGAAATCGGCCTGACGCTGCTCGCCGGGCTTTGCAAAGTTTCGGTCACAGGCAATGCGGAACTTGCAGACGTTCACGCCCGCCGGGGTGGTGCGGAGTTCAGGATCC